TCTCAAGCACGTCGACCTTGTTGTGACGAGCCATGTCGAGGAGCAAAAACATAAAGTGACGCGAGTCACCGATGTCAGTCTTGCACTGCTGGCACAGGGCGGCGAACATGTCGACGTCCTCTTTCTCGAGGCCAGCACGGATCATCTTGGAGAGATAGAGATTGGCAGTAGCCGAAGACATAGTTGAATCAAAATGTTGATGAAATATTGAAAAGAAAAATCCTTTTAAATAAAAACTATCTGAACGAAAAGTTTTCGTTCAGATTGGGCAGAAGAAACTATAAAAAGAATGTTTGGAGAACAATTCACCGCAACCAACAAGAGTAACTATGAGTGGCAAACCAAAGCCGAAGCCGACGCCGAAGCCGCAGCCGAAGCCCAAGCCCAAGCCGTTCTATGGTGGCGCTACAGGCTGGCACTAGCTCAACTAACTGAAAATTAAACTGCAGTGGTGTTGCAAGGAAAGTTCTGGTTGTGGACTCTGAACAACCCGACGGAAGACCACATTCCGCCGAATGTGTGGCCTGATGTTGAGTACACTATTTGGCAGCATGAGCGCGGCCAGGATGGTACCGATCACATCCAAGGCTATGTGTGTTTCACTACCAACAAGCGCATTCAGTGGCTGAAGCAGCACTGTGATGATCGCGCACACTGGGAGCTGCGCGCAAAGAATTCCGACCATGACAGCGCGAAGAACTATTGTTCGAAGCAAGACACTCGAGTTGGTGGCCCGTGGTCACACGGCGATGACTCGAAGATCGCTCGCAAGAAAGGCGAGCGAATGGACCTGAAGCGCGTGCACGCGCTGATCACGTCGGGCAGCACGGCCGACGACCTCATGACCAATCCCGACACTTTTCCTGTGTGGTGTCGCAACTACCGCGCTATCGATCGGTTTATTCTTGAGAAGGAACCGAAGCGCAACTGGATCACCTACACGACAGTGTACTGGGGCACAAGTGGCTGCGGCAAGACGCGCCGTGCCCACTACGAGGCGGGCCTGAAGGATGACGGCACGCCGGGCGAGCCGTACTACGTGCTTCGCAAGCCGCAGGGCAACGCCGTCTACTGGGACGGCTACAAAGGCGAGAAGCATGTCATCATCGACGAGTTCTACGGCTGGATTCCGCGTACGCAGATGCAGCTGTTGTGCGATCGATATCCGACGATCATCGACTTCAAGGGCGGAGCCCGCAACTTCCTCGCCACCAAGATCTGGATCACGTCCAACGAAGAGCCGAAGGACTGGTGGGCGCGCATTGGTCTTGGAGCCATGGAGCGCCGACTTACAGGCGACCACGGCATCGTTATCAAGATGACCGAACCGTGGGCACCGCCTGGCGAAGTGCCTGCCCCGCTGCCGATGGCAGTGCCGCCGATGTTCGGCGACCCCGCAGTTGGCGCGCAAGTGCGCCCGCTGCTCGAGCTCATGCGTCGTCATGCCGACGAAGAAGCCGCTGAGGCCGCCGCGTATCGCCGCCTTATGGAAGAAGAAGAACTCAACTGGATGCGTTTGCTTGAATAAACCTCATAGGAGAAACTTCAATGCCGAAGAACGTGCACTCACGAATCGTGGAAGCGCAGACGCGCGACAGTGTTGGCCGACAAGGCCGCCGTGCCGTTTTCGGTTCGGAACATCACGTACAGGACGCCAGTGTTGATGTCCGTGACCACTGCAGTGGCAGTCTGTGCACCGAATGTGGTCTCCATGCCCTTGAGGTCGATGAACTCATCGAACGGCACGTACGCCTGCAAGTTCGAGCCGACAGTCGACGACGTGTTCTGGACGATCACCGGAACAGTGCAGTCGCGCAAGATCACAAAGCGCTCCATGTTGTCGTACTTGAGACCAGAGTAGAGCGCCTCGGACTCAGTGCCCGACTGCGGCGTGTACTGGAACACCGTGTTCCAGTTGATGGCAGCCGCACCAGACGACTGCTTGTCCCACACGACCGTCATGCGGACGACGTCCGAGAGCTGGACGAGCGCAGCTTGGCTGGCCGTGATGAAGAAGCTGCCGCGGATGCGGACGTTCTTGCAGCTGATCTTGCGGCCGATGCGATTGAAAGAACCAGAGCCGGGCGCCACCAGATTGAGAGGCACGATGGCAGCGCCAGAGGTGAGAGTGTTCGAGATCACACCGACAGAGTTGATGATTGTGTCGACACCCTTGAGCTCCTTGGAGCCACGACGGCCGTAGCGCGCAGCAGCGGCCATGGAAACGCGAGCACGGTACGAGCCAGGCAGCGGCGCAGACGGACGGTAAGTGAGCTTGCGGCCACCGACCATTCGGGTCGATTTGTTGAAGCCACCGGTAGAACCGAAGGAACGCTTAGACATAGTTGACGGAGTTAACAGGAATTCGCGCAGCGAATTCTTGGGGGGGCCGAAAAATCCTGGTATCAGGTTTTTCTAGTATTACCCCCCCCAACCTCATACCACGCAGTGGTATGAGGGGCGAGCGAGAGCGAGCCCGCGAACGTAGTGAGCGTATGGTCATGATATATTATCATGGTCGGAAATTTGTGACTTGTCACAAATCTTCTAAAAAGCGAAGGATGAGCTTCAAACGACCGTTTGCGCCCCAGTGGGGCCGTCAACGAACGCAGGCTGAGATCGATCTTGATCGACGCCTGGAAGAGGCCGCGCGCCGGCTTGCCGGACCGGCCATCGGAAGAGACGAGTGGGTGCGGGCACAGTACCGCGCCGCGAGTCGAGGCGGAGCCACCAAAGCGCAGATCGAGCAGCGCTTCAATCACAGTGACATGCAGATCATGGACGCACATGTCGACCAGATGTTCTGGCAGATGGTGCGCCACGAAGCGCGCACGAACCCCACGTACAACCGACAGATGGAGTTTATTGAAAACTTCTACGAGCTGCCGCAGCACGAGTTCTTGCTGCGCATCAAGAGTCGCTTCTGGGCGTTGATGCAGCAGTGGACAGATGATAAGAAGCATCGTCAATTTCTGCAGGAAATCTATCGGGCGTGGCACGCCGCTCAGATGCAACTCGAGGAACCTCAGTACTTGGCTCGTGCTCGTCAAGACGCCGCGAGCGAGAGCGCCTATCGCTCGAGCGCGAACTACCTTCGGGAGGAGTACATGTGGCTGCAGCGTGAGGATCCGATGCAGGCACTGTTTCATGCAATGGATCAAGAGGAGGAGTAGAGCAGCAGCAGAAGTAGCATCGAATGTGGTGCAGCACTAAACGAAAACGAAAGTTCATTCTTGAGAAACCAGTTCAACGCGGCGCTTCAGAACGCGCTTTTTCTTGTCGATACGTTTGAATTGATCGACGCCGCACGGCTCGCAGCCAGAGTCGTCGCGCTCGGACTTCAGCATGCCGTGCGCACAGCGGCCGTTGTCGACGTCTGCGTCCGGATCCGAGTGGTGGTCCGGGACGACGAAGCCGTCGATCTCGTAGGCTTCGGCCGAGTTCGGGTTGTCGTTGTACATCTCGTCGGTCTCTTCATACGAACCAGAACTGCCCTCGGAAGGCTCCTCCTCAGCCGTGAGATCAAGTACGCCAGTGCTGGCGTCGCGCTCGTCGTCTGACGCCACGGCAAGAAGAATGGAGTCAATGAAAGCACGGTTGATCGCCTTCTGCGATGAACACACTCGACCAGTCTTGACGATCTCAAGCACGTCGACCTTGTTGTGACGAGCCATGTCGAGGAGCAAAAACATAAAGTGACGCGAGTCACCGATGTCAGTCTTGCACTGCTGGCACAGGGCGGCGAACATGTCGACGTCCTC